AGATAAATTAGAATCATCTCAGCAACATTTTACATTAGCTATGTTGTGCAATCAATTTGTACCTAGATACTCTTGCACACACACATTACCAATAGAACATTACACCAGCATTAGTTTTACTATACAAGGAGAAGATAATGGTTACTATAATGATCTTTTTGAAGAAATGTCTAAGTATTGTAAAGCTAATAAGTGCAATTCTTTACGATTTTTCTTACGTCAAACAACAGATCGTCTCTACTCTTTACTTTATAAAGGGGTTGTGGCTTCGATGGATCAGAGTGAGACCTTCATGTCGCACAAAGACCTCTACAATATATCTATTGCCAAAGACTGGTTTAAACCATCGGAAGAATGGCTCAATAAATATAAAATAACTCAACTTCGTTTACTAGCTAGTAAAGTAAAGTGTGAGCTTTTACCTACTGACAACAAGAAACTAGTCATAGACAAGCTTGTAAGAGCCTTTAAAGATGGTGCTGTCTTTGATCCTATTAAGTTTCTTGATACTGTAAAGTAATTGTGAGGGCAGCCGAAAGGTAACAAGCATTAAATGGCCTATAGTCTATCCTGTAAGTTGACATTAAGTTCACTTGTGATGACAGATAGGTTGCTATGCCCTCACATCAAGTTACTCTATACTTTTAGGTAGACTTGTAAATTCCCCAGTAAGCTATCAAACTGGCTTCAGCAATTCCGTCTTGGTTTTTCTGTCGCCACAGATGGCTTGCATTGGGCATAAGTTCAGAAGCTCTCATTCTTGACTGGTCTTTATCAGCAGTACAACCTAAATCTTTCTTCCAGATCCTTGGTTGTACTTCTGTATATTTAAATCCACCAGACACTAAAAGTCCTAGATAAACACCATACCCCATACCAGTAGCAAATGTACTTACTAGTCCTTGTCTTGGCATTGGTTGTTGTTTTTCTATAAAGACATGGTCTGGATCATGGTCTTCTAATAAAGCCATCAGAGTCCACATATCTAAGAATCTTTTAGTTTTGGTCTTTGTTTTTAGTGTAAAAATAGGAGCTTTCTCAGCATGTATTGACTGATTTTCATTGTCAAAGAAAGCTAATCCACCACTTAGACCAGGGTCAATGCCACATATTATCATTTATCGCCTCCACATTTATTTTACATTTGAGGGCTTCTGCCCAACAATACAAATTAAATGCAGTTGGCTTTCTGTTCCCAGTTTCCCACTTAGCAACTAGTCCAGTAGCACAACCGATAATATGGTCTAATTCATTCTGCGATATGTTTAACTCATAACGTCTTGTTGTAAATTGTGATATAAGATCATCAATCCATTGCTGTTCTTTATTCATAATACACCTCTTAAAAAGACTGTACTTCAGAACAAATAATAAAGCAATACTACTTGACTTATATGGTTAGGCATTTATTCTTATTAATTCACAGAGGTGCAAATGAATAATTTCTATACAATACCAGTACAATGCAGAACTATGGATCTTGCTGGATATTATATAGGTAAAAAAATTACCATTAATCCTACCATAAAACCATTAGATGGGGATTGCGTTTTAATTAATCATAAAAGTAAAATACATTTAATGGAATATAACACTCCATATTTATTACCAAGATCTACAGATAAAAGCCAATCAGTTATTGATGTTGGATTAGTAGATATAATAGGAGTTGTAATCCACAATAACTAACATGAGGTGCAAAATGTTACAAAGAAAAGATCTAAAATGGTTAGCAGAAGTTATTGCTCCATTAATACACCAAACAGACATGCAAGAATTTGCAGATGCAGTAAAAGCCAAATCTAGAAACAGTAGGTTTGATATGCACAAATTCTTGGAGGTATCTAAACTATCTTGGGAAGGACGTAATAGTCCTTACGCACAAGAAGATTGGTTAGCAAATGACCTAGACAGACAATATCAGGAGGGTAAAAATCATGTCATTATCAAAAAAACAGCTTAGTGAACGTAAAAACTTTATTGGTTCATCAGAAGCTAAAATAATAGCAGACGGCTCATTTTCTGACTGGGCTAAACTTATATCAGAAAAGAAAGGTGAGCAAGAACGTCTTGTTACTAAACAACTACAGTTTCTATTTGACACTGGTAATTATATGGAGCCGTATGTGCTTGATCAGTTTGAGAAAATTACTGATCTAAAAGCTAAAAACAGAGGCACAGGTCGTACTGTAGACTACAATGGTACACCAATACACTCTACTTATGATGCCATTGCTTCAGATGGCAATCCTATAGAAGCTAAGACACACTACGGCTTTTTATCTATGGATGAAATATGTGAACTGTACGGACCACAAACTCAACATCATATGCATACGTCAGCTAAAGACTATTGTTATATTGTTGTTTTCTTTGGCGTTCATTGCCGTATGGAATACAGAAAACTGCAAAGAGATGAGTCTTGGCTTAAAATGTATTTAGACCAATGTAAACAATTTTGGCATTGGTATACAAAAGATATTATGCCTGATGGATTTGAGATGCTTCCACCAGTTGACTGGACAGATCAAGTTACGATCAACATGTCTGATCTAGAATGTTGGGATAGCAAAATGCAATCAGAAATGAATCTCAATGCTCAAGACATTATAGAGTCTTCAAAAGCCAATAAGATTGCTGATGTCGCAAAGACTGAGATTAAACACTATTTACCTGCAAATTGTCGCAAGATGGTCTTGGATTTGTCAGGTAATCTACAAGGCGACAAGATAATCGTATCTCGTAGCAAGACCAATACTATTACACTTAAACATCAACCTAAGAAGGAAGTAAAATAATGACTACAAAAAACTCAGCTAAATCGGTTTGGGAAACATTGTCAGAAATAGACGTGTCTGCCCACCTAGAACAAAAAGGTAAGTTCTCATATGTATCATGGGCATGGGCATGGGCTTTGGTAAAACAAAAATATCCATTAGCTACATTTAAGAAGCTTACATTTATTGACAATCAAAGCAATGTATTGCCATTTATGCGTGATTCACTTACATATACATATGTATCATGTTCTATCAACATAGACGGCATTGAGCAGTCAGAGATATTTCCAGTTCTTGGTAACAGGAATGAGCCACTAAAAGCTGCCACATCTTTCCAGGTCAACACAGCACATCAAAGATGTCTTGTAAAATGTCTTGCTTACTTTGGTTTCGGTACTAATATATATGCTGGTGAAGACCTACCAGTTATGGATGAGAACTATGAAGTCAAAAAGGCTAACAAGCAAGAGCAAGATCATAAGCATTATCAACGTATTGATTCTGTTCTTGCTGACTGTAGAGACAAGGAAGAGCTTATATCTGCTTGGAAATCAGAGTCTCCTACTATATCTAAAATGGATAACAAGACTGTCAGTAAGTTACAGGAACATTACAAAAGTTATCTTAACAAGATTAAGGCAAACGTGGCCTAAGACATCTGAGGTAATTAATGGAAGCTGACACTCCACAGACTATTGCGATGGAGGTGCTGAGATTAATTACCTCAATACAATCTAAACAATCTATAGATTTTCCTAAACATGAGTATGATTTCTTAATTGAAGTATCGGGTGTACCGACATATGTAACTGTATCTTTGGAATGTAGTAATCCTTTTTTAATTGAATTAGATCAACATACTTATAATAACGTAATACCATTTAATAAAAACTCACTCAACAGTAGTGGGAGAGGAAAGAAATAATGCAATTCAGACTTAAACAACTAATTGGAGATTTGTATTGGGAGTACGATAGAATGTCTTCATCTGGTAAGGAAACATTAGATAAAATATCTAAATTATTAGGTTTGCCTACAGAAGAAGAAATGGATACTAAATGTAATATAAAAAAAAGACTGTAATGTTAGGCGATCTAACACTCACAGCCTTGTTTTTTCCCACTACTGCCGAGTTGAGCAATATGTAATTACATAATCATATTTATATGTTAACCCTCAATTCACATTACTGTGTGAATAGAAAAGTAAAGGGACAGATCTAATATAAATCTATCCCTTTAAAGGTGCATTTAAACAATACTAAATTATATAAACAGGAGATATTCACATGGATAATTTTGAAGTATGTAAAGTTTGTAAAAGAGAATTATCGCCAACTAAAAACCCAAGATTAAAGCCAATAGCTTGTGTTGATTGTAAAATTACATCTAGAAATTATCAGTTACACAAAATACATTTAGAATGTGCAGCTAACTCACAAGAAGAAGATGCAGTATTTGAAGATGTAGAATATGATGAGGAATCTGGTGTAATGCATAAGTCAAAACCAAGCACTGCCATTGGTGTAAGAAGTAGCCTAGGTTAACATTTCTATTGCAGTTACACGTGTTTCATAACAACGTTTATCCCAACCTTTACCAAACGTATCATAGGTACTTAGTGTTCTGTAAAAACTTGATCTTTGAGCAGTATAAGTTTCTATGACACCTTTTATAGTAGTTGGGTATGCCTCAATAGCTGACAATGTACCTGATCCTATAATGCCATCTACAGATGTTTTAAGAAATCCTTGTAATAATTTAGAAGCTCTTGATACACCTGCATTGACTGCAAAGTCAAATATACACCAGTCAAGACCACTTGGTAAATCATCGCCTCTTACTTTATCCCAATACTTTCTTTTATATATTTCAGATACTGCCTCAAGTGGCATGTCCTTAACTTCTTGTTTAGTACATTCTCTGCCAAGATAAGATTCATATACCTTTTTAGTTACACCATAGTTAGTAGCTCCCCCAGGATCTTTAGGGTGATCTACATATCCACCTTCATGCTTTAAAACTAGCTCTAAACATTTATCAAAGTTACCTTCCACGTTTAACTCCACTAATATGTTTTCTGTAAAAGTAATTAGATATTTTATTAAAAAATTTAAATAATTGAAAATATAGTTTTATCATTTTTTTAACTTTGCTATAGACTTTAATCCAAAACTTGCAGCTATTGATGCTAAGATTCCATAACTTAACCACTCAGGGCAATCTTCTCTAAGAAACTTAAATCCCTCAGATATATATGGCTGAAGTGCTGGTATAAAACAAGCAAAAATTAATGATATAAAACATATAGTCCATGCTTCGTCTTTCCAACTACTATCTGATGCATCCATAGCTTTTTCTTCCCATGAACCATCTTGTTCTACACGTTTAACCTGTGCTTGTACTTTAGCTACTTCTAACTGTTGTTTAGCTTTGGCTTTTTCTTGTCGACCCTCAAGCCAAGTAGAAGCTATATTTGCTATTGGCCCCAATAACTGTATCATATCAATCCTTTCTAAATTTAGAATCTATCCAACATTTACCATAATAAAGAATAAATAACCATAATGTAAACAATATCCCTTCAATATAGCTCAGTTCATTCCATGCATCTAAGATTGTACTATCCATTAAATTATACCTTTCTTCTTGGCTATGATAAATAAGACTGCTACTGCTCCTGATAAGACGGCAGTAATTAATATAGCTAATACAACTTTCAATATTGTATCTTGTATCTTTTGTTTACGTTTAGCTGCTTTTATTCTAGCTTCTTTCCTAGCTTTTCTAGCATCTGCACAGTACTGAATATAATCTGTGTATAAATTAGCTCTGCCATATAATTGCATGAACTCACGAATTTGATCTTTCTTAACTCTAATCTGCTCCAATGCCATAAATTCTTCCAGGTCATTGTCTGTTTTGCCTAAGAAGTTAGTCCATATGCTATTCTTTCTCTTGTTTAAATCTTGTTGGAGTTGATCTTCTGCACCTACAAATTTGCCGATTGCAGCACCTGCTGAACTTATATCACGACCATTTTCTATTGTTTGTTTGATGACAGCAAAGGCACTATTCGCAACCATTAGCATTTCAAGCATAGTGTCACCTCAGTAGTAAGCCTGCCATCATTAGTATCATTGTGCCTGCTGTACCAATCATAATAGTTTCTATTCTCTTAATGCGAAGTATAGTCTCTTTCCACCTCTCAGCACATACTGCCTCATGTGTATCAATCTGTGCTTTTACTTCAGATGCTTTGACCATTAGCCTTTGATCTCCGTAAAAGTCACACTAGATTCTGTTGTAAAATTACCATCAGTATCATCTTGTCCAGTAATATTAAGAAATAGATCAGAATTACTAGTATTACCTTTACAAGTTATTTTATAAGTTATTGCATCAGTTGTATTAGTTAACCCTTTTCCACTCTCATCTAAAAAATTGTACATATCACTATGAATACCATACCCCATAGCATTAACTGTTGTAGAGTTGTAATAACAACCAAGAACACTTAGTACTGACGTTCTACCACCATCTGTACCACTTGCTCCATTACCAACTACAGCATAACTACCACTTCCTATTTTTCTATTTAATCTAAGAGTAAAAGCTTGAAATGAAGTCAATTTTAAATTAAAGGTAACAAGAATTTTACTGTTGTTTAATGTTCTTGTAAACGAATGTTCAGTACCAGCTATGTCAGCAAAAGATGTAGTTAAATCTGTTTTTCCAAACGCAGTAATTGAGTTCGTTTGAACTTTAATTACACTCCCAACTGGAAGACGTTCAATAACACTTGCTGAATTTAGTTTTGTTAATGGCATATTATCCTCCTATCTCTGTGGCTGATATAAAGCTAAGACCTCTTTCATATTCATTTGTGTCTGTATTACTAACAGTTTGATTAATATATACAGTTGAGGTACTATTATTAAGCACTCCAACTTTATAAGTAATTTGACTTGTCGTTGATGGGGAATCAAAATAACTATAATAAGCTACTTCTGGTGTACTATCTGCATCTATAGCACCTCCATAGTTAATTCTTGAAGTAGAAATACCACAGTTTCTATTTCCATCTTGAGCAAAAGCTAACTTAGTAGTATCTCTGTAGAAAAACCACACAGTATCTTGAACATCATTGCTACCACCCCATTCATGAAATATATGAGTATCTAATTTTATAATAGATGATGTGCTTTTAGGTGTAATATCAACTGTTAAAATACTCAAAGGAGTGCTTGTGTTTGCACTCAAATTTACAGAAGTTCTGCTTGTGTATTGTGTATATTGAACTTGTAACACAGCACCTTTAATATAAGGAGTGCCAGTACCACTAGCATCTTGGAGGGTGTCTACTTTAAGTATACTTGTCATGCTACGCTCCTATTTCCATTAATACTAAAGATGAAACACCATTATTAGTTCCATTAAAATCTTTATTAGTTGACCCACTTCCAGCTTCTGCTTTTACTTGTATTTTATAAGTTACTGCATTTGTAGTATTTGGAGAATCAACATATTGAATATTAATATTACCAGCTACTCCATTTCCACTAGGGTGATAAAAGTCACCAACTTCATAATTTAATGCAGAACCATCTTTTACTAATTTAGCAGCGTGTTGACCTACTGTTGTATGAAGAGTCGCAACAGTAGCTTGAATAAGTATTACACTATTTGTAGCAGATGGAGTTATGTTTTTTGTCATTATATCTACATAAGTAGTAGTATAGTTAGCACTAGTTGTGTAATTAACATATTGTACTTGCAATATTTTACCACCACCTGCATTCACAGGAGAATTATTAAATGTAACAACACCACCACTACTGACAGTCATAGCATTTGTTCCGTTGGTGTGTGCTATGTTTTGCACACCTAGTTTACTACTCATGTTAAACTCCTATCAACTTGTATGCACCAAATGCACTATATCTACCATCACCATATACATCAGCACTACCACTAGAATCAGCCATTTGTGTAAATATTTCTACATAATCACTACTTCCATTTAAAGTTACAAATCCATTTACATTAGCAGTAGTAAATCTTTGATTATTACCTTCATGATTAAAATGTGTGTTATGAACTGATGTGCCATTTTTACGAATAAAAGCATAACAATTTTGAAGATTAGCACTAGCATTAGAATTTACAGCAACTCTTGCATATACAAAATATGTACCTGCTACTGTAGGTGTGAATCTATAATTTGTAGTATCATAACAATCATTAGTATCTAAAAGTTTATTAGAAAATGCTACTTTGACTACTGTGTTATCTGCAATAGTTTGAGAGTTATCAGTTAAGATTGCTTCAAAGGCAGGTGCATTAGTTACACCAGTTATTGAAGTGTTACCAGTAGTTTTAGGTTGAATCTCGTCAACGAATAATTTAGACAATGGTTAATACTCCATTTACAGTTAGTGTTTTGTTTGTGGGAATTGTGTAATCCCCTGCAACCATGGCTCTTTCTCCACTAGCAATCGTTACATTGTCAGTAGCTGAACTACCATTAATCCTAATGCCATCTCTATAAACAGTAGAACTAAACTTATCTCCAGTTACTGAACCATCTGTGGGTACTACTGAATTGCCTACCTCGCCTAAAGCCAAGATGTAATCAATCGTGTCTGAAGAACTTAATGTTTCTGTAAAGATAATGTTTGAACCTGATACACTATAGGCATCATTGGGTGCTTGAGTAACACCATTGACAGAGACTATTAGTTGCTCTGCCGTAGCAGGGAAGAAAGCTGCTGAACCTTTAGTTAAGGCATATGTGTCTGTAGCTGAGGCTGTTATTGCAGTTAGCTTAGTGAATTGCCCAGTTAAAGGCTGTGTTCCTATGTAGGGCATGGCTTACTCCTTTGGGTGCTTGTCTTTAATAGCTTTGATAGTTTTCTTCCAACCATCTATGCCATTGTGATACAAGTCATCTAATTGATTTGCTATTGTTGGGTATTCTTCTTGTCTTTTAGATTTGTATGAATCATTTTCTAAATCCCAAGCATCTTGCAAAGCCTTTAATCCTTTAGTGCAATCAGCTTCACTTGGCTTTGCACCACCATCATGCACAATTAAATTAGCATAAACTTTATTTTTAGAATCAGACCAACCAAACCATTGACCAGTTCTTACTGTTATAAGATAATTTTCTATATGTGTGGGTCTATTCATCATGTATCTCCCAATCTTATAAATGTAAAATGAGTATTGTTGTAGTCTGAGTGACCGATTGTTGATACACTAGTATTAGAAACATAAGTTTCAAATTTAATTTTTACGAGTGATGTATCTGTTACGTCAACAGTAGTTTCTTGTGTTCCCGTATCATAAGTATTGCTACTTTCAGCATGAGCAATACCCGTGGTCATATTAGCAAGAAGATGATAATTAGAATTATCTTGTGTTACCATTATGTAATGAGTTTGATACCTTGAACTACCATCTATAAAATGTTTCCAAAATGCTCTCACTAACCATTTTCCTGTAACTGGGAAAGAGAATATCCCAGCATTAAAAGTCATTGCTGAACCTATTGTTGTTTGTCCTCCTGCATCAACTCTTTCTAAATTAGAACCAAGTGGTACTGCTCCACCAGTAAATGTTTGTGTTAATCTCCATTGGTCAACATGAGTAATACCACCAACACCACTTACAGTTCCACTAAATGCATAAGTGTCTGCTAGGTTCATTGACTCAGCTTGTATTTTGCTTAATGCCATTCTATGCTCCTATACTGACGGACAAAGTTTAATGAATTGTGCTTTTGTGGTGTTCCAACTTGAGCCACCTCTTACATTTAAATTACCACCACTACTGATACGAAAGACTATTCTTTCATTAGCTACATCTGTTATATTAAAAGTATAGGGTAAAGTAATAGTAGAATGAGCATTACCAGCCCTACTATTTTGATACCCACCATGAACTGCAACCAAAGTACTACCACCATCACTTGAGTGCATTATTAACACACCTGAACTATTAGCAGCTTGAGTATCATAAAAACAAAAGGTTAATGTTACATTCCATATACCAGTAGATGGAAATTTCCATTCTCCATTTGGACCAACATATAACATTCCACCATTTTTATTTGCAGTACTATTGGTTGTTTTTCTAGTCCATGATATATCTAAATTATGATTGTTATTTTCTGCATGATCGCCAGTTCCATAATAAAATGTTTCTATTACACTATTAATTTCTGATGCACTACTTGACCCAGTACCACCATTCGCCACTGGCAATACACCAGTAACCTTTGATGTAAGGTCTACTGCACTATTAGCTATCTTTGCTGTGCTTACAGAACCATCAGGTGGAACAGTTGTTTGAATGGCTTTGCCTAAATAGATGATGTAAAAATCATCTGTAGTTTCAACATCACCAGTCATAGTTAAACCAGTACCATTTACTGTATAAGCATCTGTTGGCTCTTGTCTTACGTTGTTAACAAAGACTTCAATCTCATTTGCATTGGCTACTGCATGAGTTAGGGTATATCCTCTTTTAGCAGGACTGCCAGTAACACCAGTTAAATCTTGCTTGGCAAAGCTTGTGAAGTTTACGTCAGGTGTGTTTCCAATAAAAGGCATATCAAATCCTATGTACTAATGTTTTCTACATAACTTGCGATAACGTCTAATGATGTTGCTGTATCACTTATAAAGAACAACCTATCGCCACTTAACAAAACAATCTTTGAATCATGTGTAAAAGCTGATCCACTTGGAATTGTCATGTTTTTAATTACATAATAATCTACTGAACTTGCTTGTATATATACTGATATTGTTATGGCATTAGTTGTCGTGTTAGCCATGTTCAATCCAATCAGAGTATGAAAGCCACTAGGAAAGTTTGCATTGTCAGGAATGTCTGTGGCACTAGTACCTATATTCCTCATTTTTATTTGTTTAAAATTTTGTGCCATATTCTACTCCTATAAAGCTATAGCCATTGCTACTGCAAAACCATTACTTGCTAAATTTGATGTGTCTGTTGCTTCTACTGTTAACCATGCACTACCAGTATAAAATTTAAGTACATTAGAACTGCTATTAAAATACAAATCTCCAGCACTAACAGAACCACCACTAGGATCAGAAGAATGTGTGCCTTGATAAATATTAGAAAATTCTGTTTTAGATAAAGCTGATTGTTCTGCCCAATACTTAGCAGAATATAATCCAGTATTTCCTATTGTTGTTGATGTAGAAAAACTATCTCCACCACCTAACGCCCAGTTTTTAGCAGAGCCTACATTTAATGTAGAGCCTGAGCCTGCATATACTTTTGCTGAAAACTCTGTGCCATCTACTGCATCAGCTTCGACTGCCCAGGACTTAGCACTTCCTGATCCAGCAGTATCTGTTACACCAGTTCCACCAATCGCCCATGCTTTAGATGAATACTTTGAAGATTCAACTGCACCATCAACCTTTACTGCATAGTTCTCTGCAAGTGTAGCATTGGCACTAGCATTTTGTATGGCTGATAAATTGTTAGTTACGTTAGTCATGTTAGTAACTTGACCAGCTACTGTAGTAATATCAGATGCTTTAGTGGCTACTGTGCTTATTGCATTTGTTGCCGTTGTACCATCTTGTAAATGTGCAACTGTTGTAACGTCAGCTTGTATACTTGCTACTGTAGTAATGTTAGCTGATATTGTAGCAACAGTACCTGTATCAGCTACACTGCCTCCAATTTCAGCATCACCAGTTGATGCATTAAAAGCCAAATACTTACCCCTACGAGATGTATTGGTTGGTAGTGTTATTGAGGTTAAAGTATCTGTTGTTGGCAAACTTAATGCTCTAGCATTATTAGTTTCGAGTTGCTGCATAACTGCATAGATTTTATCTAAGTCAGTATTAAGACTGGATATATTAAAAGGTCCCGATGTAGCAAAGTCACTAATTCTTTCTATAGGAATGTCTCTTGTTATAGTAACTGTAGAACTAGTATATTGAGTGTTTAATATTATATTGCCACTTGAAAAACCATCGTCAACTGCAGTACCTGATACAGAAAAAGTATTAGCACCAGTACCCCTAGATATAGCCGTATCTACACCTGAACTATTTGTAATAGTAACATCAATATCGTCTAAATTAAAAAATGGAAAATCAATAGGAAATGGTGTAACCCCAGCAGTATTACCACTAGAGCCTATATTGTGTTGTATTCTTGCATCATTATCATTAATCGAAATAGTAGCCATAATATATACCTTTACTTATATTGCACCATCTTGTTAATTCACATCACTTTGCAGCCATTATTTCATCCCATATAGGATCTAGGTATGGCAAATTACCAGTTGGAGTTATAAATCTTGCACTTCTTAACGTTTTATCATCAGCTTCACCAGTAGCTATGTCTGTAGCAACACTTGCTGCAGTTGTTATATTACTTGCTGCAGGACCAAATAAAGCACCTGCTTTTGCACCAAATGGTAAATAACCTTGGCTTTTACCCATAATAGGTCTTAGGCCTAATCTATAATCAGAAAGCTTTTCTACTGAGTTATTAACGTCTGTAAACCAACCAAGTATTCCACTGCGATCAATAGCATCAGTCATTAACTCTGAATATGTTTGTTCTTTATCAATACCATATTGTTTCTTTTTAAATTCATTAACTAATGAAGCCATACTTACAAGAACAAATGCTCCTTGCCAAAAAGAACTGTCTTTTTCTTGTAGACCTGATGTTAAAAGTCTTACAGTAGAACCTTGACCATAACCTTTAAACTGCGTGATTAAAGAACCCATTTCTGTTGAAGTCCATAAAGCTCTGTCACCAGCTCCTGGGGTAATAATAGTTCTGTCAACTGATTGATTTAATGCGTTTCTAAACTTCAAAACCATATCTTTATCGCCCCATAAAGATGTATTAGGCAACCATTCTCCATCAACTTTCTGGCCTTTGTCCCTAATAAGATTCTTCATTTTTTGGTGATCAGCTTCATCAATACCATTGGCTAGTAACTTACGTCTGTCAGTTTTACTAAGAGTAGACCAGTTAGACATAATAGCACTTGTCATACGTAAACTAATAATATTACTAGTAAATTCCTTTATAGCCTGATTCCAATAATTTAAACCATTCATCATAAAGAATATACCAGTAGATTGATTTAATGCTCTTTCCATAGCATAACGACTACCAAACAAATCACCTATATCTGAGAATGAGTTTGCACGTAATCCTAAAGCTGCATCTACTGCTATGCCAGCTTGCCTTGCTTCTTTCTGTGTCATTTGCTTTACAATAGATCTATTACTTTTAAACATATGTCTAAAGCCATGCTCATAAACATTTTTAAAACCTTCCGTCATAATAGGTCTAGCAACATCAGGAATAGATGATATAGCTGCACCACCCATACCGACTAAAACATTAAATGATTTCATCTGTCTTACAAATCGACTAGTCATATTATGTGGATCTTTTGATGCACCAAATGTGCCTCTTAATCTATCCCTTAAACCCCTTACATCTCTAAGATCATCTGCTAAACCTTGTTTAAGTTTTTGCTTCTCAGCAATAGTGGGGGCTTGTCTTATTAAGGCATCATATTCTTGTGTAATCTGTTCAATGATTTTTGACATAGACACATCGCCATATTTTCTTGTGAGTTCAATGTCAACTCCCATAGTTTTAGTATGGTGTCTTGCTAACACCTCTATATCATTTTCTAAAAAATCTTCTATTAACTTATCTGGAATTTCAAACGATCTTGACTTAACACCACTTGCATTTGTAATCCAGTCTATAGAATCAGCACTTTCATCCAAATTATAAAATGGTTTGCTATTTGTATAGTTAAGTATAATCTCATCAGCATATTCATCAGCTTCTCTTCTTGAGTATTGAAAATGACCCATAGCCCAGTTACTAACTATTGTTTTAAATTGTTCTGCATTTTTCTCTATCTTGTCAATTCTAGGTACTCTTGGTACATAACCAGTTGCTGTATTAAGAAGCACGCCTTGTTGTCTTAACTGCACTAATCTTGCTTTGGCTTTTGCTAACTGATCAGCAGTAGCACGTCCTTCTTGGACAGCTATCTCTAACCCTTTGATTTTCTTGCCTAATTCTATCTCAAACAACTTAACGTCTTCTGCATTTTGTTTTATTTTATCAAAGTGTTTTCTATATCCTGATGCAGCTTGGTTAACATAAGGTGTTGCAGTATCAACAACTTCATCAATATCACCATTTCTCATTGCCTTAGCAACTCTTTCACGAAAGCCAAATTCAGATAATGTGTTATTACGTTGTATAATGTCTTTACCTTTTTGACTGAGCATTTGCATTGATCTGCCAATATCTCCAGACTTTGCAACAACACCTCTAAAAGCAAGATAAGCTGTATCAGTTGCTCTTATACCATCTAATAAAGAACTAAGATAAGTAGTTCTAAAAGAAGTTTCTACAGATTGATCCATAGATTCACCTAGTATATCACCACCTCTTACTTTTTTCTGAATCATGCCACCCATATCAACAAGTCCTGCTGATAACTTCCTGGCAGTTATATTTGCACTTAAGCTTAATCTAGTAACTGGATTCCATTTTAACTTTTCTAGTTTAATTCCAGTTTCTGCTAATGCTTCTCCATTTAAAGTTTGCCTTAAAACAGCAGGGCTATTTGGATTAACCATTGCACCAGCACTTCTGAAGATTCCTTCTTCTCCATTTTGTGCAAATTCTTCTGCAAAATTATTGCTTTTACTTATTCTTCTTCCAAAAAGACCACCTACTGTTCCACCTATTAATCCAGCTCCTAATAATGGAATTAAAGTATGAGCAAGCTCACTCCTTCCTTCAGATTGTGAAGCAATTAAAAATTCTTCTGGAGCATATATAGCAGTTGTAAATGCTGCACTACCAACAAATCTTTTTAGGAAACTAGTTTGACTTAAAATTTTAAATGTACCTAAAGGAGCAAAAGTTAATGGAGAAGTTAATCCACCTAAACCTACCCCTAATAAGTTACCATTTTGAATTATATCCATATCTAAAAGATCTTGCTCAAGCCTTTCAAGCCTTACGGATGTTTCTTCAACACTAGAACTATTTAAAAATCTCCACTCATACCCTTCGGGAATTTGTTTATCTGCAAGTGGATCATATTCTGGATCGTCTGTAAAACTAGTATTATCAATCATACGCATTAAAGATGGACCACCACTTAATTGCCTGTAACCAGCCATATAAGATTCTTTAAAACTATATTCTTCTGGAGCAACTAGTGGGCTCTTATATACATCATTGTAAGAAGCAATTTCTATATCTGATGTATCATCTAAGCTACCTAATATTTTTTGTTGAATTGGTTTTAAATGTGGCTCAATCATCTAATATCTAACCTAAGCAATCTAAAGTTATCAAAAAATGTTCTTAGCTCTTTGTCCGACCTACCTTGATTTAAGTAAGGCAATATTTGACTGTAAACCACTGGTGCAGAATTTATAGATTGTGCTATAGAGTTATAACTATTAACTAAATATTTTAAAGATTCAGTATAGTCTCTATTACTTTCTATAGATGACATTACAGCTTCTAAGTTATTTCTAGACATAAAATCTAAACTACCTAATAATTTTCTAACACCACCATCTGATATTTTTTGTAAAGCTTCATTATAATCACTTTGTAATTGTGATCCATTATAATTCCATGAATAATTATCAGCAATAGTTTCATACCTACCATCATTAGTAATAGCTATTGCTTTATATGTAGGTTCTCCAACAACATCATTTGATTTTACAAACATTATATTACCATTATCAATAGCATCATTTATTTCACTGTCTGTGCCTGCACTAAAAGTTTCTCCATATCTACGTAACATATCTTTTTTAATTATTTCTTTAGTGACTATAGGGCCACCACTAGGAACTGTAGATTGTGCTGCTTTTACAATACTCACTCCTCTTATTAAATGAGTATCTCCAAATTGATCTTGATGTACACTTAAATTACCTGCAAACTTATACAATGCTTTTTTAACTGCAACATCTAACCCTACTTGCCCTGGGGCCACACTACCAGATGCTATTTGGCTTTTAACATTTTTTATGATTTCGTTTTTTATAAAAGGATCTTTGAACACAGCTTCATCAAAATTAGAAGCACCACTTTGTTCAACCCAAGCTTTTAATGCTCTGTCTTCATAATCAGCACCACCAACCTTATCTACCCAAAAGCTTTCAATAAAATTTGCATCTAAATAATTTTTAACTCTATTAAATGATTCATCAAAAGTAATTGTTTCATTTTGATCTGATCCTATATGTTGTGATAAATTTCTATTAACAGAAGTTGTGCTATGAACTTGTCTAAATTCTGATGCATTGTCATACATCATAGCTGATTCCATCAAATTAGAATCAACTGAACTAAACTTATCACCTACAATAAGCTCAAACATAGATTCTCCATTTTGATATTTTTTAATTATAGCATTCTTAATAGTTAAATAAGCAGATTTAGCATAAGCAAAATTCTCATCATTTAGTGTTTTTGAACTATTAAATATTTGTGAAATGTTCTTAGGTATATATCCCAATGAAGTTACATGACTTGTTACTATCTTAAGACTTTCGTTTCTAATATCTTCGTTTGAATTTAGAATATCTATATCTACAGTATTACCATTCATAACAAATGTTTTAGGCATTAACTTATTGTCCATATAAGTCTTTTGTGGGTTTGTGTATCCTATATTGTTTTCTAAATTATAACCTAACTGGCTAGCTTGATAAATTTCATTTTGTTTAATTCTATAATCTTTTGCGTATGTATTAACTCTTTTTATCCATGACTCTTCAGTATAAGCATTCTCAGGTGTAATACCTATAACGTTTCTAGCTTTTAATGAGTCTATATATTGTGGTGTTAATAAAGTTTCTGGAGGTATCATAATAGTAGATACACTGCCATTAAACATACGTTCTATATTTGCTTTAAATGTATCGTTGTCTAGTTTCAATGTTTGTTTTGCAACATCATTAACAAGATTAAGTATTTTTCTCCTATTAGTGTTGCTCATATCTTTATGGCCAACTTTTTCAACCAATTCATTTATCAAAGATACTTTTGCTCTGTTTTTAAGTATAGGCTGTGTTTCTCCAGATAATTCATTTACTAAATCAGGTTTTGCTGGTTTAATAATATCTGCTTTTATTCTGTCGATTTTATTTTCAATTTGTAGATTAAATATTTTAGAAGCATTATTATCACTAGTCTTATTGTATGCATTTTTAAACTTACTAAATCTATTTTGATCCATATCAGTAAGTTTAGCTACATCAGATTCTTTAACTACTATCCCATTTTGTACATTTAACTCTAGATTAGAAACTAAAACTCTAGAATCATATGTTCGTTTTTGTAAAAGATCTTTTTCCATTTGTTCGTAAATAGCAATTTTAGCTCTCATAGCTGTTGCAATTTTATCACCATCTATATCTACGTTATTAGCAAAATTTTTACCTGTTGATATGGACATGTTAAGAAGTTCTGGAATAGAGACCCCAGCTTCATATGCTAAATCAACAGCATTTACAGCAACACCAGTCTGTAATGATTGATTATATTCTAACTTTATTTTTTCTCCTTGTATTTTGCTACTAACATTTTGATCAATTATATCAAACATTTTTGGCTTAGTTGTTTCTATAATATATGCATCTTCATCATTACCACCATTGGAAATAGAATTAATTTCCATTTGTAATATATTTTGCAAACCTTTAGTTGCGTTAAAAATATTAGTTTCTTTTACATTTTTGATTTGTATTGCAGAAGCTTTTCTTGTCGCCTTACCCCATATGTTACTTAGTGTAGGACTAATTGCAGCAAATACTTCTGGAGCAACTTGCTTCTTAATACCATCTATATAACTATCTCCAGCATTTCTAACCATAAGATTGCCTTTTTCATCAACCTTACCTTCATTCATTGCCAAGAAATTGTTAGCTGTATCAACTGCATGATTTTGTAAAGACAATCCATAACTGTTGATTGCTTGATTTTTAAAATATTGTTGAGCTTTTCTTAAGTTTCTTTTGTTATATATATCTGATGTGAATGAATTTAGTGTCATTAAATCCAATGGTTTGGGAACTAAATTACCATCTTTATCTTTAACAGTCTGTGTGCCAATCTGCTTACCTTTGATTTCAGCATCTAACACAGCATCTTCAAGTTGCTTATCATCTATAAAGCTAGTTACATTAGAAATAGTATTGGCTATGTTTTGGCCTGCTTGTGCCATAGCCTTAGCCCCTGCTCCTGCATCATTTACACCAGTTGGCTTTACTAAAATTTGTCTTTGTATAGTTCTTTTAATAGCCATGCTTACTTACTCCGAATAATATGCTTTTGTAGCTTGACCTGCTGCATTACTAATACCTGTAAGAACTGCAGCTTTGCCTTTAGTTTCAGCAGTCTTAGCACCTATCTGATATTTACGTCTATTTGATGCACCTAATAACTTTGTTGCAGATACATCTGCTTGAGCAAGTTGAGTTTCTCTTCTCTTTATATTAGCAATACTAGTACTACCAATATTAATACCACCACTACCAGCTGTAGCTGATATAGATGCTAGTTGTGCATTAAGTTGAGCAGTTCTATTAATAGCTTCTTGATCAGCATTTATTTGTGCTAATTCAGCTTGTTCTCTATTTGACTGTGCTTCCATTTGATAACCAGCTTTTGCTTGCTTTGCAGCAGCTAGTGACATTACAGCAGCTAATCCATAACCTGCAGCACCCATTATACTTCCACTTCTAATAATATACCATTTAACGTCATTGGTAATGGTTCTTCTTGTGTTACTGTTACTCTACCTTCTTTTGACCATCCTAGTAAATACACTTCTTTTCTTTGTGTAAGAGAAGTTGGCTCTTGTGAAAAGTCATCTGTAACTGATCTTAACAATATTCTTGTTCCACCAGCTTTTACATTCAAAGTAGAAACTAAATCTAAAACAGCTCTAACAACTCTACGTTTTTGACCAACGCTTACACCATCTGGTAATTGCATCTCAGGAGGCAAGGTTGTAATCTCAGGAGTATAAGCTAATCCAATTTCTACTGAAGTTACAGCTTGACCTAATGTTATTTGACCACTGCCATTTGTAGTGAATGTACCTAAACTATAATTACCTGATCTAACTTGGACTGATGTGTTTGGCAAATGTGACACAGTCCATGTTGCCGTTGAGCTTCCAGTTTGTTGTGATGACATATCTAAATAATGGTCATTTTGAAACAACTCCAAAGATGTGACAGTTGCACTATTTATAGTACGTTGAACAACTGTATATATTTGTCTGTTTACGTTTGACATATTTTTAAATAATCCATCAGTGTCATATCTAACCCACCCCTGGACTTTTTCTTTTCTAATAGACATAAATACTGGCATAAATCCATCAGAATTTAGAAGGTATAAATAACCTTCCATTTGATCAGCAGATTCTCTTTGTGCTTCAATAGCTATAGGAGTTCCTATTATATGTTCTGATAGTAATGTTATTGAATCTGAATTGTAGGCTTGTGATATATCAGAAAATATAAACTCACGTACTGCACCTTTTGATTTAGTAAGATAAACTATTGCTCCATCAAATTCTTGTGGTTGCACTGCTCCTGATCCATAACTCGTTTGTTTCTTAACTGTAATTGTTGCTGGTGTAAGAGGCTTGTTCTCACTTGTTGGCACATAGAGTTCTTGCTCAGATGTAAAGATTGTAAGAAATCGAAATGACTGCATAGCTTTAATTTCTGAAACTTGAGCTTCTGCGATTTGTATTTGTATTGATTCATCATCATTTCCAATTCCAATATCAAAGTTTGTAAACTCACCTATCTTTGACATAAATAAAAAATTAGGTAAGTCACGACTACCACCAAATATTAATCTTTGATCATGAAAAGTAACTGTTCTAGCATATCCTCTGACAGAACTAAATACTGGCTCTTGCCAATCAGTAATAGCATTTGTATTCGATAATGTTCCTGACAAAGTTGCCGTTACTGTTGTCGCATTTGTATATGCTGTAATTAAAGCATGCTTAACTAATCCTGCAGAATCAACTAATCTAAGATACAAACCAACATAATCTGCTGTAAAGTAATCTGCACTAGTTGTAAAAGTTGTTGTTCCATGTGTTTGAGCAGGCGTTATAGTAATACTTCCTGCAACAAATCTATTATATGGTTGGAAGCTTAAGCCAGAAGATACATCAAATGTATAGTTTGTTCTGTTAAAGTTACTTGCACTTGTTCTTGTTAGCTTTTGCATAGGTATAGATGGATGTGTAATAAACATAGTATCACCACTTTGCGATACCACTAAAGAACCTATTTGTGAAGATTGCCAAGGACAACCAGTAATAGTTTGCAGTATATTTGTAGGATCAGATATGTCTACTATTCTAAGTTTAGTCGCACTAAATAACAGAATGTAAGCTTCATCTTCATCATATATATAAGCTTCTGTTTGATAAGATTCATTTGCAAGTGTTTGTAAATACTTTAGACCTGGTCTTCTTATACAACCACCTTGTGCCTTAAGTCTTACATTGCGTAATCTGTATGCACCATTTTTATATGCTTCAGCATCAACCCTAGATGATAAAAGAGGGGATAACTCCCCTGATGAAAAATTGGTAAAAAATGTTCTTAATAATGCCATTCATTCAACTTTCAAGTGTCCCCTTCAATCTTCGCAAAGATTCCTGATCCTAATCTTATTCTATGAAATCTACTAAGTGCCACTTGTTGTGTTGTCACTTGTTGTGCATCTCTGGCTTTGGCTCTTCTAAATTGCACATCTGCCAGTTGACTGTATGATCTTGCAATATCTGCCTTTCTTGTAACAGACAAAGCCAAAATAGATGCTAAACGATATATAACCCATAATGCAAATGCTGGTGGCCAATACTGTGTATCCACTCTAAAAATATAGTTTAAAACAACTCTATCATTTTCACCTGCATTTATATATATATACTTTTCATATATATCATATTGCTGGACAACATCATCAATAGTTATAGTTTGCACTTGTATAACTGCAGGATCTGTAGGCATTGCATAAGCTGCATCCCATCTATCAACTGGAGAATCAGCTAATCTTGATAACTGAATCTGACCAGTAGCAAAGTTCCAATTATTTTGTGCAAGACAGTCCTCAACAACATCTTCATAAGTCGTATTCATAACCAATGCTTCGTCTGTTGAATCTGTGAATGAAGATAACGGCTCCATACCTACTAAAACCATAGATCTTTGTGCAACTTCAATGTCGGTCTTGGCAGTATTTGGCATTACTTAATAGACCCCATAGTTCTAGACAAATTTGAAGGAATTTTTGTTTCTTGTTTATTTATTCTTTTTTGTGCATTTCTTATTTGCTCAATAGATAACGTAGAACCTGTTTTAGATTTTTCAGCTTTCATCTTAGCTAACATAGCTTCAAGTTGTGCTGTTGTATATTTTGAAAAATCAGCCATTACTTAACTTTCCTATACTCACCTTTGTTTAAAGTAGCATCGCCAACTTTCTTAGGTTTCATAATTGTAGAGATAATCCCAGGGACAGTAATGTTTCTAAGACCTTTAACTATACTGCCCATAGTCTTTGCTGTTTTAATGCCTTTTTTAATCTTATCTTTTTCTATCGCACCTGATAAGCGATTATGTCTTGATCCATGCCTAGCAAATTTTTTATTTAACTTGTCATCTGCTTGAGGTATTCCTGTGCCTGCTGATTTTGCAAATTGATTATATTTAGCTTTATCAATTTTGTTACCTTCAAATGAATAAGGTCTTTCTGGAATAAGAGATTTTTTCTCAGCTAATGCACCAAAATATGCTCTATGGCTTTCCATACGATTAGCAACTTTAACTCTACCTTTAGGATTATTTGATAAACCTTTTCCACTCATATCAGCCTCTATGTGTTAGGTGCGTTATCAGAACGTAACTTGTTATAAGGACTTTCTGTTTTATCAGAGTCATTAACATCCTTTTTCTTTTTACCCATATTTTTATTATTTCTTTTTAACCTTGCTTCATACTCTTTTAAAGCTTTCATACCTTCTGCTGTATAAGCAAACATTTTACCATCACTTGCTTTTGGCATCTACTTTACTCCCAAGTTTTACTTTTGATCCAAATTTAACAGTATAAACAACGCCATTAGATGTTTTTACTGAATGAGAGGAAGTGGCCTTTACAGCCACCTCCTTAGTTTTTGTTGGTTTCTTAGCCATTATCTATTGTCTGCTGTCATGCTAACAATATCAGCAGTATCGATTGCTGATCCATCATTAGATACTACAGTCGTAATACCAAAACCATTAGATGCGTTGATGAATATTACATCACCTACATTCATTTCAGCAACTAGTGCATTGAAATATCCTGCAGCATCTATTGTGTTAAGAGCATCACCAGTAGATTTATAGTTCCAAATATGGAAACCATTACCTGAATAAGAAACTAAACTTAAGTCTGCTTGTACTAACGCCATGTCTACCTCCTAATTCTTAAGTTCCATTTCAAATACACCCTCAGCATCGATTAAGACTGCGTTCTGTTGCATTTTGTTTAATACAAAGTAACTGTCCTTATCGTTGTGATATTGCATATTTGAAGTGATGTCAGTACCGATTGCATGAGCAACGGCATCTCTATGGTAAGCAAAACACTCTTTATGAGTAGTTCCTGCTGCTCCTGATCCATTACGTCCAGCTAGACCACCATGTGCAAACCACATGAAACCTAACCATCTTTTGGCTGTAACACCAGTAGGGAAAGGTAATTGATCTTGACCAATGTACTCAGCTCTTGAGAATTGATCTATAGCCATTAACTGAGACCATTGCTCCCAACCAACACATGCATATCTCTGACCATCATCAGGGACTTCATTGTTTCCAAACTTTTCCATAAGCTCTAAAGCCCATGCTAAAGTTATTCCGTTAGCTGTTTCGTCATGTGCAGAAGTAGTTGTAGTCATCTGATCTAAGATTAAATCATCTGTCTTTCTACCTAATGCATAAGCACCTGACTGTTGTGCAACTTGCATCTCATCATGGTTGATTCTTAACTGGTCTAGATCATCGACCCATTCACCAGCAAAATAATCCTCAACTGTGACGTTAACGTTTGTATGTGCAAGGTTCATTGGTGCAATGTTACCATGCCTTGCTTTTGTAGTAGCAAAACCTTTACCGATTTTTTGGAATGTAGTCTTGTTCTTCACACCATTTCTAGTACGAACAGTATTCCTAAGTTTTGAACCCATTCTCTGGTACGCAACGTGTACCCCTGATTCAAACTCTTCAATAAAGGATGTGCTTATGGTTGTAAGTGCCATTATAGCCTCCGATTTAAAGTTAATATTTATACTATTCTGGTTATTCGCTTCACTACTACACTAAGGTTATTCCATTCCTGGGCCTATAAGTAACTCTACGAGCCTTCAAGTAACTTCAATCTTTCAGATATAAAGACTTTTGTTAATTCACATTACTAAAATGGTATTAGATCATTTAAATATTTTTTATAACTATCGATAACTTCATGTTTCCTTTTTGGGTCTTTTAAGAAGTTATCAAATTCATCTGGTGTAAGAATGCCTTCATCAAACATATATTTTTTAAATCCACTATCTGTATAGGCAGTTTTTTTAATTCCCATAGATTTAGGTTTCTTTATTGTTCTCATGCACGTTTCCTAGATAACTGATCTGCCATGGCTCTAACTTTAGCAATATGATTAGGATCTCCGCCATTCTTCCAGTATTTCTCATCTCTTTGAGCTGCCATTAAATCTTCTCTAGTAACAGATTCTTGAAACTCAGTATTGGATGTCATATTAAATTTAGGCTGACCATTTAGCTCCATAACATTTTCAAAGAACTTAACCATATTTGCAGAAGCAGGAATACCTGCAAATACATTATAGTTGTTTTCATCAAAAACACTATTAGCCCAAGCATCAATTCTTTCTAATCTTCTGTCAGCATGTTCTCCAAGTTCTTGGCTTTCTTCGTTCCAATCAGGTCCACTTGTTTGACTAACTGACATATACTCAGAAACAAAATCGTTAAACTCTTCATTTGATAAAGCCATATTGTGTGCTTTGTCTCTAAACCAAGATAACATTTGATCATCTTCTGGAACTTCTAAAGCATTACCATCTTCATCTGATAGCTCTACTTTGTAATCTGCAGGACTAATAGGAACTTCTTGTGATGCATTTTCATTTAGTTCATTGATAACTTCTTCTTTAATTTCATCACGCCTTGCATGAAATCTTCTTTCCAAATTTTCATAAGATGTTTTAAGTTGCTCAGGTGTCTCAAACTTTTCTGGTAACCACTCAGGTCTTTCGATTTGATCTTGTTGCTCAACTTGATTTTGTTCTCCAGTGTCGTTTGCAATCGTACTTTCAACTTCTCCTTGTTGATTTGAGTTTTCATTGCTTTCTGTAGCTGTTTGTTCATTAGACATAGTATCTCCCTTTTGTTAACAGTCCCATTTTCTTAGTGCTTTATTAATACGGCTATTTGGGTCATTAGCCGTTTTCTTACTAGTTAGCTTCTTCTTCATACCCATCATTCTTTTACAAAAACTCTTTCTTCTTGCTGCTTTCTTTGGGCTTTTTTTCGCAGCTTTAGCAGAAACTGGAGGTTTGATATTCTTCCCTTGACGACGTAAACTTGCTCTTCCTTTAGCATTAAGTCCTCCACTTGAGCTTTGACCTTCTTTTCTTTGCCATGCTGCAGTTTTAGCCATTTATTATGTCCTTGCATAAGTTGGAGTTTTACCACCACCACTAGGATTTGTCTTTCTTTTCCTTGCAGTAGCTGATCTTTTATCTTTTACACTCATTCTTTTTGCTTTGGCAGAAGGCACGCATTTTGGATATGATCTTCCATCACCCATGTTTCTACCACATTTAGGATGCTTGCCATCTTTCTTAGTTGATATATCAACCCACTTCTCATTAAACCATTTAGTAAGACTCATGCTGATTTACTACCTTTGTAACCTCCACCCATCTTTTTATATTGAATAACTAACTGCCCTGATGCATATGCTGATGGCCATTTACCTACTCTTTTTTTAACTATAGCTTTTGCTCTTGCATATAATTTTGGATTAGTTGGAGTCGCCATTTTTTCTTCCCATCTCAGTTCTGTGTTTTATTAGTGCTACGACCCATCTTTGTCCTTCAAAGTGAGCAAGACTTTCGATTGCCAGTCCTGCACCATGAACATTGTTTGTTGTAAGGTTTTCCAAATACTGAAGGAAAGATTTGCCAATACCCGAACCGAATAAAGCGTAGGCTTTACTATTAAGATCAGTTTCAACTTCTGCAGTATATGACCTCCCATCAATAGACGCATTAATTTTCTCCTTTGTCATTATCCCATATTCCCTTGTTGTTGTTGCATTAATTGCATTGCCATATCAATGTTACCTTGAACTTCTTGCTTATTAGCTAACAACTCTTCTTTAACACCAAACTTCTCTGCTAAATATCTAATTACTTTTTCTTGATTGTAAAGTGCTGGTGTTATTTCTGGACCAAAAGTTCCTGCAACTGTTTGTTGAAATCTTACAAAATCAGCAACATCTTGTTGATCTTGAGCCCTTAATAAAGGAGAAACTGGTACAATTCTTATTTCTCTACCATCTACTTTCGGTATATCAATAAGGCCTTGTTCACTATAGATTGCAACGACTCTTTCAACCAATGGATGAAGGAACTCTTTTTGCATTCTGCCTGCGACTGCTCCCATATCTCTTGCCACGTCAGCAAGCCTTTCTGAAACTTCTGTTGCTGACAATGGTGTTTTTGCATTTGGTCTTGAATCGAGTTCATCAATAAACAAAGCTTTCCTGACATTTCTTCTCATATCCTCCAATATTAATTGCCCTACATCAAATCTGGCAGGACTCTGTAAAGACTCAAGAGAACTCCCAGGACTTCTAGGAATAAAAGTTCCAGGCTGTATAGTAATATTATCAGGGTTAAATACACCATCGTCATCATAGACATATGCACCACCTATAGCCATTTCAGCATTTTCAAGTATTAACTGTACTGTGAGATTCAAAGTTTTAATAGCTGGCATTGCTTGTAATATTGGACCTCTGCCCCATACTTCCATGCCTGATTTAGACCAACGTGTTGTTAACCAAGGCAAACTACCACGGCCAACTAGTTTCTTTTTATACAGTATATGCTTGTCTGTTTCAGATATTAAGTAATATGTAAACTCGTCTTTGAATTGATCGTCACTATCATACATAGTAGCTTCTACAATTCTTGTTTTACGTCTTGGATCTCTTTTTTGAGCATTAGACATTTCAGCAGAATACTCTGCATACGGATACCTTAGTTTTATATCAGTTATATCACATTCGTTATTCCATCTAAACCAATCGGTAACCATATCCATTGCACCCGATAACAATGCAACGTTAGTAGGTGGTACGGCAGTGAAGTGGAGATCGCCAACAAAACGACCAGATTCAACAAGCATGTTCATAGTACCAATACCAAGATCTTGAAGACCTTCATGAAATTCAGAATTGAAGTTACTATTACGCAATCCTTCATGAAGCATCTCTGTGATGTCATCAAGTTCTTTTAACAACTGATTGGAGATTTGATCAGATGGATATTCTGGACCAGGGGCAAGCTTGAATGCTCGACCATTTGGAGGAAAAAAGCCAAGCTGAAGTCTTGAAGCAAATCTAGGGAGACCAGTCACTGCCGTTTCGTCATATATGTTTTCTGTACGTCTTTGCCCAGCAAACTCTCCAAAGAAGCTTTCTCTGTGAGGTAAAACATAATCATAAATTTCTTCCCATATGTCAGACCAATTCTGCCATTTACCTTTGGCTTTCTTGTATCTGTTCATTACCTTTTGATATTCAGCCTGATCTCCAGTCTGATTAGCTGGTGTTGGGCTTGAGTCTCCCCCAGTATCACTACGCACTATAACCCCCCATTGTTTTATTCTCTTTGGTTTTTAAATCTTTACGTCTAAAACCACTAAAATCTTCTAACTCAGCACTTTGAAGAGATCTGGCACCTATTAGATTAGAAGTAATTTTTCTTTTCTTTTCACTAGCTTCTAATGCTTGTCTTTCTTCTTCTTGCTTATTAAGTTTAGCTTGCTCTATCTTTTTTGCCTTTAATTCAGGATCTTCTTGCACTTTAGGTGTTTTAAACATGCTACCCATTAGGAGTCTCCAATAATTCTTTTGCTTCAAAAATGACGTTTCCATTTCTTTTAAGCAATTCACAATACAACTGATAAGGTGTTAATATCCAAAATTTACGAATATTGCAAAGATGTTTTATAAAACTTACACAATAAAACAATCTTGGCATATAAATAGGATTTTTATCAATATCAATTTCTATACACTTATTGCACATATGCATATCCAAAACTAACTTAGTTGAATCTTCGCCTGTAAGTGTTTCGAAATTAAATCCATGTGTTGTAAACTCAAGTTTTTTCCAAATGTCTATTTTAGAATCATAGCTAACTGCATAAACATGAGAAAAGCCAAATCTATGTTTAGTAAAATACTTCCATATTCCTATATTTTTACTTTCACTAAAGCATATTATCCATCTCATATTGCTCTTTGTCTCCCAAAACGACTATTTCTTTTTTTCAAACGTGCAAATGGATTACTTGCCCTCTCAACAGTAGTGGGGGAAGTAGGTGTTCTAGGACCTAATATCACTTTTCTGCCTTCTCCTCCACCTAAAAACGCATATTGCAACGCATCATGACAATGAGAGAACCTATTTTTATCAGGTTTCTCTTCATATCTTTCATTTCCCATATAATACATTCTTTTATACTGATAACCACCTTCAAATCCAGAAATTAAGCTAGTACATGTAGGGCTAATGGTAATAGATGGTTGCCCATCTGACATTCTGTTAATAACAGACTCAACTGCTTCTACTCTTATGGATATATCATTTGTTGGTGCTGGATATGCAGATATTCCTGCAGCTCTTAACATCATAAATGGAGTATGCTCTGAAACTTGTGCCATTTGGTTTCCTGCTGGATCACCAATAAACTTAAATGTTAACTTATCCCATTGGTTTTTTGATATTTCTCTTTTTAATATCTCAGCAAATCTGATAGCCCCCATGTCTTTACCAATTATTTCATGAAAAACAATCCATCGACCAGTATGTAATTGCTGACAAAAGACAGCCGAAGGGGAGCGACCAAAGTCAATGCCAACAATTACATCATTTTGATCATTAGGTGATAAAGGATCTTTTGATACATGTGTATCTCTTCTGAATGTAGGATATACTGGCTTACCATCCATCAATGCTTGATATTCATTTAACACATATACCTTAACCCAAGATGGTGCTTTACCTAATATAATTTTATCATAATAAGATTCTTGCAAGTTCTCTCTATTTTCTGATTTCATATTAGGTTGGTAGCCTGCAAGATTACCATGATCATCTTTCTTTTCTTTCATCGCCCCAGGCTGAGAAAAGAAATTCCAATCATCAGGCTTGATCATTAATAACCTTTCTTCAGAAGTCATATACTCAGGTATAGCAACTTCCCCAGCTACAATGCCCCACCAGTGATCTTCACTTGGAGCATTTGTATCCATAATAACACCATACCAAGTTGGACCACCTTCACGCATTGAAGGAAAACGACCAACACGCATAGTACATGCATCAACAATATTTTTATTTATTTCCCTTGCTTCATTTATCCAAACACCACTTAACTCTAAAGATAATAACTTTTTTACATCTTCAGTCTTATCTAAAGCCAAGAAGATAACTTCTAGTTCAACTGTTGTTTTATCTCCAAGTGCAAAACATATATTATGTGTATATGGAGGCGACCAGACAAACCGACCTAGATCATCGTCAAACCAATCTCTCCACGTTTTAATCGTAGTTGTTTTTAATTGTGGATTGGTATTTCTTATAACTGCCCATCTGCTTTTTCTTATACCTTGTTGATTTGGCTTTTGATTAACAGACTTTCGCATAATCTCCATACAACAAGTAACGGATTTACCACTGCCAACTGGACCCCTGATACCACGAACAAAAGAACCATCTTTCATAAAAGCTTTGGCAACACTCCCAGGAGGTTTATAATCTAATTTCATATTAGATTTCTTCTTGCAGCTCCACCACCAGCTCCAGATATTAATGCACGCCTAGATGCAGTGCTTAATGTTGGTGCAGATGTACTATTTGTAGTGTTAACAACAGATGTCTGAGTTCTAGAAGGAGTCATGTTGTTATTCTCACTACCTTCATTTGAGTCTTGACTTTGTTCAACTGAATATTGATTAGTACCCATATTAAATTCTGCACCACTTGTTCTGCCTATAGGACTAAATCCTACATTACCAGAATATCGTCCATTATTAACAACACCTTGGACACTTCCATCTTTAGAACTGGTTACGGCATAACCACCATCTCTGAGTCCAGAAGCAATGTTACTATAATTAATACTTTGTAATGTGCTTAATGCTACACCTGTTGTCCCAGGAATATTTACTTTTGAATCTTTTGCTTTTTGGTCAAAGTCCATAGCAATACTTGCATTGTCTCTTACAGTATTTGCTTCTTTGGCAGTTATAGCTACATCAATTCCTTTTTTAGCAGCATCTCTTTGCTTTTGATAATTTTGAAATGATGTCTTTCTGCTTTTAGCTCTAGCATCTCTACTATCTTTACCAGTATTAGAACTAGAACTTTTTACTGACCTACCACCACTCACTCTACCAAAGTCTGAATCCGATGGACCTGAATCTTCGCTACCCATATTTAACTCCTTGTGTTTTTGGCTTTATTTATATAAAATTTTTTTTAAAGTTTTGTCTTTTCACATTGTGTCGTGTGTGTGTTTTACCCGTTATAGTAACAGCTCTCATATTTTAGGACGGCTTTCTCTACGGCACATACCTGTGTGGGGCCCCTCAATCAACGTTGAAGTTAATGTTTACTGCAGTGTTCACTGACTTAGGTGCATCAACCCTGAGTCCAGCTCTGTCCATTAAATCTCTAGATGCTTCTAGTCTAACATGCGATGACTTGCTAGTTAACAGATCTCTCATAGTTGCTAGTGCTTGTGTTGCGTCCCAACCTAAACAACTCATTGCTAATTGTTGTCTATACTCTACAACATGAGGCTTGTTAAGGGTTATGTATGCCCATGCCTTGTTCCTACCCAGTCTCTTTGCCCCTTCTGTGGGGTTGCAACCATCATGCAACATTGCGTGTACTAACTCAGCTTGTGCTTCTGTTACTTTACTATGTGTTGGAAGTAATGTTTGACTGTTCGTTTCTATGTCATTCATCGGAACAATCGAACCCTTATATCTTTCTTGTTGTGTAGTATTTGCTTTCATTGTAAGTCTCTTACTGTTTCTCTACGAGATGATAACCATAGGTGCTATTATGCTGTCTATTCACATTCCTAACTCCTTGTTATGACTAATGATTATGAGATGGCATCGAGCCATACATAATCATGATAACAACTAATAGAACTTATGTTATCAATTTTACTCCAGTCCGTTTTTGTAAATACTTAGAACCAGATTACATTCCACTCATCTCACTTCGTAAGATTCCTTACATTGCATCTTGTTCTTGTCATAGCCTTGTGGATATGATCGTATTTCCAAAAGCCGTTGCTTCAAAAAATCAACCCTTTATAAAAGGGTAGCCCAAACATAAGGAGTGCCTATCGGCACAACTACTACTACGAATTTGTATCATAACCTCCAGTTGGGCCTATCTCCCGAGGACTAATAAAGCCCCCTCCAACAAGTTGGAGTACTACGTCTTCATTCCAAGAAAATAGCTCACAAGTGTTCGACAAAGACGATTTTCTTTCCATTACGGGGCATTGACTAAACCTTTCCGATAAGCCGAAGAATACGTATTCTACAATTTCGTAGGAGTATTTAACTTTTATACTGAAAGGAACATTACAATGTATAAACAATTAGACTTATTCAAGAAAAGCCAACCAACTGATCTATCTATATTGGAGGATATGGTATCTATACAATACTACGAGGACATAGCATCTCATGGAGTTAGTGACATGCGTATGCCATTCAGAGAAGATACACAACCATCTAAACAAATAGATTGGGACATACAGCAAGCACATGAAGCTGGTGACACACAACGTGTGCAAGAATTGCTCACAATCAAACGTGACATGAATTAAGTAAAGCCAAATCAATGGGGGTATAATTTATATATCCCCATACTAACTGTCATAGAAAGGAACATAACATGACACAGTATATTTCAATATCAAAAGATAAATCTGACCAAATGCGTAAGAGGTTAAATATGCCCCATCTTACGCAAGCAAACATTGCACTTGCAGAATGGCAGTATGAGAATCGTACACCAGATCAGCACAAGGCTAAGAAAGAGCTAGATGCTATGACTACAGAGCAACTAGATAATATTGCAAAGGCTTTCAAACCTAAGTCTAAATACAATGAGGAGTGGCATCAAGAGTTTACACGTCGTGCCTTAGCATTTGCTGAGATGTTTGAAGATGGAGATGAGGTTATACTCAAAGCCAAGCTTCAAGATCAGTTACCTAGAATGTTTGAGAAAATGCGTGATTCAGTTCAGGATCAAGCAGAACGTATGCTTCGTGAAAGACAAGTTCTTGTACGTCAGGACGTTGGCATTGAGATTACTGGCAACAAGCTAGAAGATCATGACAAGAAGATTGATCAGATGCGTCAGCAATATGCTTCACTCAATGATGCTTTTCATTGCTTACTCACTCACTTCAGACCAATGATCAAAGGTCAGACTGGTATAGACTTTGGTAAATACACTAAGTTATCAGAGTTTGCAAAGGTCAAACGTATGAAAACACGTAATGAGAAAGCTACCCTTGATACACTCATCAACAGTAGAGAAACTTACAATGATGTGATGACAGATCCTGAAACTGGCAAGCCTATCAAACGTGGTTATATTCACACACAAGACCTAATGCTTGATATAAGTAACCAAGACGGCATCATAGAAATGCCTGAGCATTTAGAATAACAACATAACAGATTGCAAGGTCAATAACGTAATTGGTTAAACCTCCCTTGCAATCACTTTCATAAGGAACATAACATGAAACACTTTTTATATACTTTACTTATATTGGCTTTCTTTCCATTTGCCTTCTGTGGTCTATTGTTTGTAACACTATTGTCAGGTGTTGGTGGTGTAATGCACATAATAAGATATGATCTTATTCCACTATATCGCAAACTATATTCACGGCAGCAAAAGGATTTTACGAGGGATCGACCCTCTCAAATCCTCTTAAACGTTCCCTTTAAGAAATCCCAATAACCTATATAAAGATCTATTCTAATCCTGGGACATTTATTCCTATCCCCAGACCTCTTTATTACGCCTCAGAAAGGTTTAATCATGTCAAAAGGTATAAAAGGTAGAGGCAAGATTCATAGTGCCTCAAGGGGATGGGAAAAATCCCTAAAGAAAGTGGCTAAGGCAAAGGTTCGTCAAAAAGCCAAAGTGATAATTAGAAAACAAGGAGGATAAAATGTTCTTTTATTTAATAGCTGGCATAGCATCAGCTATAGCAATTTTATTTATGTTAGCTAAACTCAATATCAAAAAGGTTTTATGCTTTGATATACTTGTAGATATTGGTGCCTCAGTCGCACTAATCATTATGTTTGCTGGTACATTTGCTGGCATGATGGCTGCAATACTAGGTGGTGCAATCATCTCCATAGTATTATTTATTCTCAAGAAAACAATAGGCTACGAAAAGCCAAAGAGAGAAGGATTTAAGGTTAGATGGGTAAATGTTCCACCCAGATAATCTTAATTGATGTGCAATCTGGTCGACAAGATGGTATGTGCAACAGAGAGGTGATGCCCCTAATCCTCTCAAACTTATAAGAATTGATTCTGTGGTAATCTCAGTTAAGCATTTCTCATTGCGAAGAATGTAAGTCAGATACAGTAGACCATGCCTCAGATTCAGTAATGTGAATAGCCTTTGGTTTTAAAAAAGCCAAGGGTTATTTGCGTTGGGAAAAGCTAAATCCCATTTCATTAATCATCTATAACGTAAAGGAGAAACAGATGAACTTAGCACAAATCATGGTATCAGGTAACATAGGACAACAACCTGAAATTAAGACAGTCGGTGACACTAAAGTTGCTAACTTTTCCGTTGCAGTCAACGAGTCTTACACAACTAAATCAGGTGAGAAAAAAGAAACAACTCACTGGTACAGATGTGAAGCTTGGGATGGCAAAAACGGCAAGGGTTTAGTTACCAATGTTATTGAGCCATACGCAAAGCAAGGCACAACTGTATTCGTACAGGGCATGCCTATTAATGAAACGTATGAAAAGGATGGTGTAAAAATGTCTGCATTCAAGATCAAGCTTGCAGGTGTTTCTTCAACATTCAGGCTTCTCAACTCTAAGGCAGAGACTGGTGGCGATGTAAAAGCATCTCCAAAAGTAAATGTCAAAGATGACGATGAGATTCCGTTCTAGGTCTGATCAGCTACTAGACGGATATGGAGGTAGGTAATCTCGGCGTATATTATCTACTTCCATTAACTAGGGAGGGAGGACACCATCTGCGTTAGAAATCCCTCCCACTTTTTTATAGGTATAATATGACAAACAGCAAAATATCGCCTCAACATTATTCAAAATACAAAATAGAACCCATAGACTTTATACAAGCTAATAAACTGGACTTTGCCCAGGGTAATGTAATTAAGTATGTACTACGTTACAAAGACAAGAATGGTATAGAGGACTTGCAAAAAGCCAAACAAAACATAGATTTTTTAATTAAATATTTGGAGAAAGCCAATGCAAAAGAACCTTATTAAAAAATATGAAGAAGCAACCAAACTCAATGATAGAGGTACAACAATGAGAATTATATCAGAAGAAGAAATGATTGCCGTAGTCAAAGCTCATGAGGCAAAAGCCAAGCAAGACTTAGAAGATGGCATAGCCAATCTACACGAAGAAGAAGCATTAAAACGCCACAAGGAGGAAAACAATGCAACTAATGACTAAAGAGATAAAAGCAAAACTATTACGTAACGGAGATGTTACTAACAGAGGCAATGACCACAAACCAGTAGTTAAATTCTTTGGTGGTGGTGCTTGCACATGGCTTATCACAGAGATGGATTCAGCCGATGACGACACAATGTATGGCTTGTGTGACTTAGGTATGGGTTATCCAGAACTAGGTTATGTAAGCTTATCAGAACTGCAGTCACTAAAATTCCCACCATTTAATTTAGGTGTTGAAAGAGATCTGCATTTTAAAGCTGATAAGACCATAGGTGAGTATTATAATTTATCATTAGAACAACATAGGATAATCGCATAATGTGGGATAAAATCAAAACAATCAAGCCTCTAACAAAAAAAGCCAACTGGTTAGGTTGGTTTGTTACTGTACATTTAATATCATCAGCAATCGTACTAATATTGCTGATGGGTGTCGGTATCAATCCAACTCTAGTTGTCTCAGTTGTTGCAGCTCCTTTGTGGCTTGCAGTGGCTTTCACTTCAAAATACATAACCGATAAAATAATGGAGAAATAAATGCGTATAAAATTTGGTTCAGATAATTATATAATTACTGGTGATAATAAAAAACTTATTGAGTTTGCAAGTGTAATTCTTAATAATGATATGAAGATTCATAAAGTTGTGAGTCGTAATATTTATTTATCAGATACTATAGCATTAAATATGGATGCTAAAGATATAAAGCAAGTTAAAGATTATTGCGAAGCTAATAAAATAGATGACTTTCAAAGTTATGAAATAACTGAAAAAGCAACTATATCTTTGTCTAATGATCCTTTAAATGAAATAACTCCTGCTCAAAAAGGTTTGCAGGATTTAATTACTAAATTATCCAAGCCTAAAATAAAGGCTTAACTAATGGTGGAGAGGGTGGAACATTACTAACTCCCTCTCCATTTTAACTAAAACAATAGGAGAGTACATTGTTAATACAACTAAATCAATTAAAACATAATCCAACCAATGTCAGGGTTGTTAAAGCTGACAACTTAGACAAGCTTATCGCCTCAATCAAATCAAGAGATTTGTTGCATAATCTTGTTGTGCAAAAAAACGGCACTGGCTTTAATGTCATTGACGGCAACCGACGTTTAGAAGCTTTGTATGCTATACATGGCAAATCATCTAATGTTGAAATAGAATGTAAAGTTATTGACGACAATGCAACAGAAGTTGGTGCTATGGCAAACATGCTACGTGAAGGCATGCATCCACTTGATGAAGCAGAAGCTATCAACAATGTAATGACTGATGGCGAAGCTGACTATGATACTCTTGCAGCTAACTGGGGCCAGACTCGTAAGTGGGTCATGCAACGTGTAGCACTTGCAGAATTATCTGACATAGTCAAAGAATCTTTCAGAAACAGAGATTTCAATCTTGGCATTGCACAGTTATTTACTAATGTAGACAAACAAACTCAAGACAAAATACATGCAAATTGTAATGGTCGCTTTGATTTTGATGACATTAGATGGCAAGTTGGTAACATAAAACTTCCCAGGAACAAAGTCATAATTCCAGAAAAACATAAGTATTTCAAGGAGATAGAGTTCACTGGTGATCTATTTAGTGAAGCACAATATGTAGCTGACATGGATAAATTTCTAAAATTACAACAACAATTTGTAGATGAAAAAGCCAAATACTATAATGGCAAATTCAAAGATTGTGTTGTGATCGATACTTATCCTTCTGATGTAAAAGGTTTACTTAAGAATCTTGTGCAAGTTTATAAAACAGAAGCTGACAGTATCGATGCTAAAGATTTGCATGTTGTTATTACATACAGACC